TAGTCAATGAAGTGCCTTAATATAATTTAAACTAAATATATAGATACAATGAAAGCGACGTATTGTAAATGCAAGAACACTTACACAATTAACAACTGTAAGAAAGATGAATGTAAGGCTTTTTATTATTGGAAACAAGGTATTGGCAAAACGAGTGGTGAGCGTTAACTCACTGTTTTATGTTAAAATGAAATAAAAAAATAACAAAGTGTTATTATATTAACCAAAATTATTTAAAAATGAAAGCAACAGAATTATTAAAAGGTTTACAGTCTGTTTTTCTTTCTAGTCAAGAGGTTGTTGAAGAAACAGTTGAAGAAACTGTTGAAGCAACTGTTGAGACTACAGAGGAAGTAACTGAGCCGATTCAAGAGGAGTTGTCTGAAACTACTGAAGAAGTAGTAGAAGAAACTACTGAATTAGCAGAAGAAACAACTGAAGAGCCTTCTGAAGATGCTGAGCCTGAAATGATAAAAGTAGAGTTCGCTACAAAAGAAGACTTATCTTCATTGAAAAGCGAAATGCTTGAAATCCTTTCTACTTTAGAAGAAATCAGAAAAGAGTACAAAAAAGATGTTCCTGCTGAATTAAGTGAACAAACAGAACTGTCTGAAGAGGTTGAAGAAATATCTCACTCTCCTGAAAGCACTGTGAACGAAGTAAAACAAATACAGTTCTCAGCAAACCGAAAAATGACTACTCAAGATAGAGTATTCGCTAAACTATTTAAAAACAATTAAAATTAAAAACTATTATGGCTACAAACACTAGCATTACTACTACTTATGCAGGAGAGAAAAAACAAGGTTTCATCTCAGCTGCATTATTATCAGCTAACACACTTGACAAAGGTGGTGTTACAATTAAATCAAATGTAAAATTCAGAGAAGTAATTAAGACTTTATCTTCTGCTAACTTATTAGCTGATGGTACTTGTGATTTCACAACTACAGGAGACATTACTTTAGATGAAAGATACTTAGACCCTAAAGAACTACAAGTAAACTTAGAGTTCTGTAAGCAAGATTTCCGTTCAGATTGGGATGCTATCTCTATGGGAATGTCAGCTCACGACAGTCTTCCTCCATCTTTTGCTGACTATATCACAGGTCACGTTGCTGCTAAAGTAGCTGAAAACATTGAAGTTGCTTTGTGGAATGGTGCTGACAGTGCAGGTGAATTTGAAGGGTTTATTCCTTTAATGACTGCTGATGCTGACGTACTTGACGTTGCTTCTGCTGCTTCAGGCGGAGTTACTGCTGAGAACGTAATTGATGAATTAGGAAAAGTTGTTGATACAATTCCTCAAACAATCTACGGAAAAGAAGACTTAAAAATCTTTGTTGCTCCTAACGTTGTTAGAGCTTATGTACGTGCTTTAGGTGGATTTGGTGCTGCAGGATTAGGTGCTGCAGGTACTAACGACAGAGGTACACAATGGTACACTAACGGAGCTTTATCTTTCGATGGTGTTGAAATCTTTATGTCTAACGGTTTACCATCATCTTATATGGTTGCTGCACAATCAAGTAACTTAATGTACGCTTGTGGTGTATTCAATGATAAAAATGAAGTGAAGGTTATTGATTTAGCCAATATTGACGGTTCACAAAATGTTAGAATGGTAATGCGTTTCACTGCTTGTGTAAACTACGGAATTTCTAGCGAAGTTGTTCTTTACACTCCTGCAGCGTAATTAACTAACTTATAACTATAACGAAGGGTAGGTAGTTTCTGCCTACCTTTTGTTTTTTAAATTAATAATAAAAAAAACTTAAAATTATGGCTTGTGATATTATAGATTCAGGAAGAACTGAAGCGTGTAAAGACGGTGTTGGAGGGGTTCGTAACTTATATGTTGCTAACTTTGACGCTACTCTTTATGATACAGCTACAGTTACTCTTGATGAGATTACAGCATTGGCTACAGCAGTCGATGTATATAAATTCGAAGTTAGAGGAGACTCTAATACATTTGAAGAAACTAATGAAAACTCAAGAGACAATGGTACTTCTTACTTTGTTCAGTCGGGTACTTTTTCATTAAAAAAACAAGATGTTGCTTCAACTAGATTGTTGAAATTAATGTCTTTCGGTAGACCACATATCATTGTGGAAGATTATAACGGAAACTTTAGATTAGCAGGTTTTCAAAACGGATGTGAAGTATCTGTAGGAACTACTACAGGTGGTGCTATGGGTGACCTTAATGGATACAATATTACTTTTGAAGGTATGGAGAAAGCTCCTGCTTCTTTTATTGATTCAACTATTATGGACGATGCTTCAGGTTTTGATGTAAACGCTGCTGTTATCAATCCGTAATAAGATTTATTTTGCTTGGTGATTAATTGGGGTACTCGAAAGGGTATCCCTTTTTTCGTTGCTATAATGAAACAAAAACGATATTTTCGTGTTATTACTTTATGACAATAACTAATATAGGCTTATTCCCGTCTTTAGAATTTAACTTTATAGGCAGGGAGTTTGATAACCAAAAAACAAGAGTGGTTTTAACTAACCAAGAAACAAAGGAAGACATTACTGTGGATTTTCCACAAGCAACAACGTCTACTTCTTTGAAGGCTGTTATTATGTCTTTAAACACTTCAGAGCAGATATTGTTTTGGAAAAAAATAACAAGCGACTCAACTCTGTCAGCAGTCGTTTATGATTCAAAAGATTCTACAAATACCCC